TGCACATTGCTCGTCAAGAAGTGTTTAATGCTCAACGCATTCTGCACTCTAGCTACCAAACAGGTAATGCCAACAATGACATCAACGTCATTAAGTCTGGCAACTACTTGCCCGGTGGTTTCAAAGTGAACCATTACTTCACTAGCCCTCATGCCTTCTTTATCCGTAACACCATCCCCGGTGGTACTGGTATGAAGTACTATGAGCGTCATGCAGTTACGTTTGATCAAGACAATGATTTTGACACCATGAATGTCAAAGCAAAAGGCTACGAGCGCTATAGCTTTGGCTGGTCTGATCCTCGTGCTGTGTGGGGCGTTAACGGCCCCTAAGCTTAACTTAGGTTAAGCCAAGTAACCCCCTTAGATCAAAAGTCTAGGGGGGTTTATTTTTAAATGTTATTAGGAACAACTATGAGCTTTGAACGCCAAAAGGAAAAAGGCAAACGTCCTGATCCCGGTAAAACTCCACACAAGTGTTAATTTGTATTAGAATGCACTTGTCCAATGACGCTCTTAACTGAGCGTTGTTTTTAACAACGTCAAAGGAACTTATCATGTCAAACCCCACCCGTCTTTATAGCGGTCTGTCTACTGCATATTCCAACGAGACTTTGTACTCGTATCCCTTTCCTGATCCATTTCACACTGGTAGCGTACAATCTCTTGGTAGCTCTACGTACACCAATGACTTCAACACATTGATTGGTACTGACTACACTGTTACAGGTACGTCTTCTACTTTTGCTCTTACCCCCGGTATTGGTGGTCAAGCTATTCTTACTCCCGGTGGAACTACTACTGCTACTTCTGCTTACAAGAATGGAACGTTCTATCAGTTTGTAGCTGGCAATCGTTCTTGGTTTACTAGCCGTTTCCAAGTATCCGCTGTAGCAGGTAACGTATCTTTTTACGTTGGTCTGCAAAAAGGTTCTGCTACTACTGATGGCTTGTGGTTTGCTAAAGCTGCTGCTTCTACCTCTATCAACTTGGTGTCTACTGTTAACAGCACGGCAACTACTTTGGTAACTGGTGTAGCTACTGCTGTTGCAGCTACTTGGGTTGAGCTTGGTTTTTATAACGACGGTACTGACATCATTGTCTACTCTGGTAGTTCTACTGCTTATAGCAGCCCAGTTGCTCGTGTCTCTGCTGCTACCATTGGTTCTACTGGAACAACTTTGACCAACGCTGTTCTTAGCCCTGTATTTCAAATTACTCCTACAGCAACTGATACATTGACTACTGACTTTGTATTGGCAGCTCAAGAAATTTCTCGCTAATAGTCTATGCACGCCGAACTAGTTCACAAAGAAACCAAAGACAGTATTAACGTTTCCATTGTTAGTGATGGTGGAAAGAATACTGTGTTCCTAGTAACAGGAACTATTGTTCACCCCGATGACTCTGTCTTTGACATCATTGATGTGACTAGGTTGGCTGGCAAGCCAAGTAACATTCGTCTAGACTCAATTGTGTTTATGGTTGAGTCTGGATTAAAGGTTCAAGTTAATTACCGTGATCAACCTTATGTTCTTCCTCTTGAAGGACGCAGCAAAGTTGACTTGGGTTGGGTTGGCGGTCTAATTGGACACGAGATTGATATGATATTCAAAGGTACTGGTTCATTTTTTATTGTGCTAGACATTAGCAAAATGGGAGTTTGATATGAGTGATGTATTTATTAAGAGTGGCGAACAACCACGTTACTTTGCTTTTAGTGGTGTCAACTCTGCAACTGCAACAGGTGCATCTTCTCCCATTATGAAAGAGAGTCCTTACGGCACTTTCCAAGCTATTGTTACTGGTACAGGTTCTGTGTCCGCTACTGTGCTTATTCAAGTAAGCAATGAGGTAAACACTTTTAACGGTGTTAAGTCTAATTGGATTACTATGGGCACAATTACTTTGAGTGGCACTACTACTGCTACTGATGGTTTTACTACAGTCTGTCCTTGGCGATATGTTCGAGCTAACGTAACTGCTATCTCCTCAACTAGTGTTGTTGAAATCATAATGGGTGTGTAATCATGGCTATCACTACTGAGAACAAGTACGGAGCCTATGAAGAACCTAGGCCAACTACTATTACACAGTACGGAGTAGCTACTGATTTGTATGGGGTTATTTCTGACCCATTTACTGCGTCATTGTTGTTATTAGAAACAGGTGACAACTTGCTGCAAGAGTCTAGCAGCAACATCTTGTTGTAATTAGGATACCTATGACTTCAACTGTATTTACAACTGGAACTGTCATTACAGCCCCTTGGCTTAATGATGTTAATGCTAAGACGTACAACGATACGTCTGCTACTGTTGCTTACACTCCAGCAGGCACAGGAGCCGTAGCAACTACGGTGCAGACTAAGTTGCGTGAATCCGTAAGTGTTAAAGACTTTGGCGCTGTAGGAGATGGAATTACAAATGATGCTGCTGCATTTACTGCCGCTTGGACAGCAAGCAATCCAAAAGCTGTATTAGTTCCTGCGGGAACTTATTTAATTACAGGTACAGTTACAGGCAAATTTTACAGTTTTGGTGTGGTTACTATTTCTAGCGGAACTGTTACCAGCATTACTAATCTTGTCCCATAAGGAATAAATCATGGCTGATACAAAAATCTCCGCATTACCAGCATCAACTACACCGCTTGCTGGTACTGAGATACTACCTATTGTTCAAAGCAGTACAACTAAACAAGTGTCTGTTGCCAACTTGACTGCTGGGCGCACACAAACTTCTAATGGTATTGTGCAAGGTACTGCTGGAACAGGTTACAACTTCACCGCTAACACCCCCGCAGCAGGAATGACGAGTCAGTTGCTAAACTGGTATGAGGAGGGGACTTGGACGCCTGTTTGGGGTGCAACCACTACTGATCCCACTTGCACATACACAACTCAAACAGGAAAATATGTCCGCATTGGAAATAGAGTTACTTGTTTTTGTGAAATATCAACTGCCTCAAAATCTGGCGGAACTGGAAATTTGCGAATTACTGGATTGCCTTTTACGGTAGGTAGTGGAATGACGTTTAAAGCAGATTATGCCGTCACATTCCTTACCAATTTTCCTTCTGGTGGGGTTGGAGCGGGAACACTTATAAATTTAACTGGAACTATTTTGGCAAATGAGCAAAGTTATTTGTCATCAACTAATCTGCAAGCCACATCATACTTGCTAGCAACATTTAGTTATTTTATTTAAGGAAAATCAATGGCCCTAACTAAAGTTTCTTTCTCCATGATTAATGGGGCTGTTGTTAACGTCAAAGATTTTGGCGCCAAAGGCGACGATTCGACTGATGATTATGTCGCCATACAAGCTGCAATTAATTATGCTTTAAAACAATATGATCCAACAGAAACTACAATGGATGGAAATAATGTAGTTTATCGTGGAAAGCAAAAAACTGTTTATTTTCCTCAAGGTACATATCGCATTAGTCAAACACTTAACATTTCATTTAGAAATGATATTAAGATTATTGGAGAATCTGAATACAACACGCAGATTGCTTACGTTGGCACTCTTGTTTCTTCTGGTGCAATATTTAATGCTAGATGTTCTAGCTATGTGGATATTGGAAATTTAACACTTGATGGAAGATTTAAAATAAGTTGCATGATCTATTGTGCTGGCAATGGTACAGCAGCACCTGGCTCAAAAGGAAATGTTACAGGAAACATTTTTCATAATTTGTTTTTTTGGAATCAGATTGGCGATTTAACAACTCTTGGAGACTGGCCCGATCAATACAACCCTTGGACTGCCATGTTGTGCTTAATGACAACAACCGCTGGTGCTGATACAAGTTATTATTCTTGCGATGATAGCTATGTGCAAAACATTCGATTTGCAACCAATTCTGTAAACAATAGTTATGCAATGGCTATTAGTTCAAGCAATATCCAAGTTAGCAACTCTATAGTATTTGCAGCAAACGGGGTTTTACTTGGCAATGGTGCTGGAACTTGGATGGAACAAATGGCATGGGAAATTTACGGCTATCAAGCCATTGATGCAACTCATAACCATGCAATTTTAAAATTTGCTTATAATAATTTTGGACAAGGTATTGTTACTCTTACTGACTGCTATGCAGAATCAGGTTATAACGGAACTGTACCCACCACGGCAATATTAGCATATTTTGCCCAATATGTAGGTGGTGGCGTTGGTGATTCTCAGCCACATTTAACTTTATTAATTCAAGGTGGCTTGTATTCCCCAATTATTGCAAACACATCATATATTAATATTCAAGGTGGCAATAGGGGTAATATCCGACTTGTAAACGCTTCAATGCAAGGCACATTTAATGCTAAAGTTTATGCCCCAGATTGCTCGGTTTATGTAGAAGATCAATCTTGGGTGAGTAGCACTAGCACCGACAATTATCAAACATGGCAAGCACTCTCGACCAGTTCTTTTAAAAGTTGGGAAAGAAAATTCGCATCTCCGTATTTTGCAGTATCTGGCGCAGTTAAGCCAAAAGCTACTGCTTATGTTGGTAATACCAATTATCCTGCTCAATTAAAATTTGTATCAATTGATGATGCGTTTAGTTTTCTTTCCACTTCTCAATGTGACGTAGAAATTATTCTACAAAAAAATGATACTATAACTACGGTAGTTAATTTGCTTGGAAATTTACAAATTTCATTGGCAACATACACTTTAACATTCAATGCAATAGTGCAAAATTATGGAAACTTAACAATTGCAGGATCAGGATCAGCAATTTCTACAGGAAAAAAACTGTACAACTATGGCAATTTGGATATTAATAACGCTACGATTAATGACCTTGTTTCTAGCTTAGGTGGTGTTTTGGATGTTTCAACATGTACTTTTGCAGGGACTGCAAGCACAATTGAAGTGTCTCAAGCTAGTCAGGTAATTGTTTCCATAGATGCGTGTACTTTTAGCGGTAGTGAATATGTAATTGGTTTGGCAACTGGATATGGGAGTGCGATTATTCGTTCCGCCACAACAACAACCCCAACAACTGGAAAATGGGCCAGAGGTACAAAATTTGAAACTACATTGCCCGCATCTGGTAGTCCAGTTGCGTATTGGGCCACATCTAATGGTGTTGGGGCATCCGCAAATTGGAAATCAAACGGCAATTTGGCGTAATCATTAAAGGAACAATCATGGAATTTAAATGGTCAGTTAACAAAGTTACAGTAGCTGAAGACAACTTGGTTACTCGGGTTGAGTTGACAATTACTGCTATTGATAGCAACAACATAGCCTCTGCCACATACACCCGTAATCTAGTGCGTAGCAGCTCTTTTACGCCCTATGACCAGCTTACAGAAGAGCAAGTACTTGCTTGGTGTTTTTCACCTGAAATTACAACTTGGAAAGATTTTAACGGCGATGAGCAAATATTTACTCGTCTTATAAAAGATGAGGGTGAAGCACAAGTAGCGGGGCAAATTGCTCGTCAGTTGGCACAGAAAGCCGCAGAACCTGCTTTGCCTTGGGCAGTAGTTACAAAACCAAAGTAATAAATTATGGAACCACAAAACCTTATTGACACAGCTCTAGGAATTGGCTTTGCTGTCCTTGGATGGTTTGCTAGGGAATTGTGGGCTGCTGTTAAAGAGCTTAAAGCTGATTTGTCTAAGCTGCGTGAAGACTTGCCTAAAACTTATGTAGCTAGAGATGACTATAGACAAGACATGAGTGACATCAAGACTATGCTTGCTAAGATATTTGATAAGTTAGATGGTAAACAAGACAAGTAACTTGTTACTAGGAACACACTATGGCAACTACATACTTTATTGACAACACTACACCAATTGTTTCTGCTTGGCTTAACGATGTAAACAACTTTGTTTATCAAGGTAAACAACGTGGTACTGTTACAGCTACGTCTGGTCAAACTGTGTTTACTGTTCCTTTTGCTTACACTGTAGGTGCTAAAAACCTTAATGTATATATCAATGGTATACGGCAAATATTAGGTTCTAGTTACACTGAAACATCAACAACGTCTGTTACCTTTTCTGAAGGTGTTCCTGTTAACGCTGTAGTTGAGTTTGTAGGTTAAGCATGTCTTATACGCCAAGATACGACTCAGGTTCTTGGAACGTCATATGTGACGAGTGTGGAAGAATGTACAAGTCCCATGAACTGCGTATGCGGTGGGACGGGCTTATGGTGTGTGAAGGAGATTGGGAACCTAGACAACCCCAAGACTTTGTACACGGTGTAGCAGACATACAAGCACCACCTTGGACTAGACCAGAGTCTTCAGACTATTTTATTTTTTCTTGTACTCCCATAAGCTCTCAAGGACTTGCAGATTACGGACAAGCAGATTGTGCTAGAGCAGGCATTGATAATGGTTACCGACCTGTGTGTACTATGGAGGGTTCTATAGCTTTTCCTTTTACAGCTATTGCTGGGTGTGCCGTAGCTGGCAAACTTAATCCCGGATTAAACGACTTTACAGGTGTTATATGAGCAGTACTTATTCTG